TACAGTTCTTCTGCTGTTCCAGTATCATCGTAAATCACACGTACTCGTATATCAAGTTGATGCTCAACTGGCTTTGTTAATTTAAGACTTACAAATCTCCATCTTGGATCGCTATCAATAATACGTTCAACATCATCTTTTGCAAGGATTTCTGTTCTTGCATCAAGTGGGTCAAAAACCAATTCATGAAGTATTGATCCAAAGTTTGGGTTCATCACTCTTTCACCTCGTCGTGTGTAAAAGTGATTTAACAGATCACGCAAGGCTAAATCCTTGTCAGTGAGTACTGCATTGATTGTATTTCTGTCAATTGTGCTATATCCAACATATGTTACCATAATAATATTTATCGCATAATTAACTGCTACTTTTTAAATTTTAATGGTAAAACGTATAATGTCGCCCTGTGACAGTGATTTTGTTATGGTAACTACATTATTAACAACTGTAAAATCAAAATAGTGTTGGATCTGTGTTCCATTAATCTCTACTTTTAACTTTTCCACTGGTTCCATGCTAGGAGTTTGTGAAAGTGTAAACACTGATGTTAAATCAAATGTATAGTTTTCTACAATAAGTGTTTTTTCATACTCCTTGGCAATGCCACGTTTGATTCCTTCAGGAGTTTTTGGTAAAAACTTTAATGTTTCAGCATAGTATGCGAATCTAGTACGAGCTAGTTGTTCTATACTTAATGAATTTAGTTCATTTTTATCACGCATTTCAAATATGCCTGTTTGACGCATCCAAGTACGGTCTTTTGTTTTTCCATAATCAGCAAGTTTAATAATACTAGCTGCTCTCATACAAAAGGCTGGATTAAAATTACTACGTTTAATCATACTAGCAACTGTGCTCCAATCTTTTTCTACCACATAATTTCTTAATTCATATGTGCCCTCTGGTGCTGTTACTGTTAATATATTACCATTAATAATAAAGTAGAGTAGCAGGCCATCAAAAACACATTGCGATAAAGATTTGATACCCAGTGTTTGTAACTGCTTTATAAAGGTTCTCTGATTGGTTTGAAAATCTTCAATCCAAATATCATATGCTTCTTGTTCTGTAATACCACGATTAGCAACACCAACACCGTAACCAAACCCATCGTACCCGTTATATCGTGACATATTAAGTGTTACCAATTTAATTGTATCAGTAGCACTCATATCTTGGAGATTTATTTCTGTGTCAACACTGTTTTGGTCTTTAACTACAAAGTCAGTCCAATCAGTGTTAAGTCGAGATCTAATATTCGTTAATATCATTCACCTGCTACTCCTGTTGATCTTCTTCCAGCCTGTCCAAATTGTGGTAGTGTTCTTCCTGATACACCAGAACTTAGTGAACTGTCTAACTGAGAAACATCATAATCTTTAGCTGTAGTTTGCCCGCTTGCAGGTGCTTGTGCTGCAACAGACGTACTTCCTTGTGATAGATGGCCACCCCAAGGTTCATGTTCGGGTACTCTTGGATTAATACTTTCTTTAACTGTTCTGTTTGCTGCTAAACTTCCACTTGTTGGACCTACTGCGCCCAGTGCGGCTGGGCCGTTCAGGTCTAATATGCCATCAGTGCTAATTCTTCCATAGCCACTGGCTTTTAGTTGCAAATTTAAATCTGTAGTCAGTCTTATATCTTTGTTTGCTTTGAGTTGTATTGGTCCAGTTGCAGTTTCTGCTTGTATACCTGCTGCACCACGTGCTTTAATATTAAACGTGTCAGCATCTAAGTTAATGTCACCACCTGCATATAGGTTAAAGTCTTCTTCTGCATGATAACTTATACTACCTGCTGCATATATGTCAATATTTCCTGAACTATCTAGTTGTATCCAACTACTACCATTTTGATTTATAACATAAACAATACCAGCAGTATCATTGAATAGCATTTGTGCGCCACCAGCACTACGTAACCTTAATAAATTGTTGTTTCCAGCTTCTCTTGATTGGTCAGGAACATAGTTTTCGCCTTCTTGATAAGCTACTGTTCCATCATCCATTACTATACTGTGTCCGCCAGGTGTTAAAAACCCTGCTACGTTAGATGGTGATTCACGCCTTGCTCCACTACTTCCTAATCCACGAACTGGATCTAATCCGATACCTTGTTCTGCAATAGCGTTTGCTACTGGATGTCGTCTTCTCACGTTTCCATCTTGTGAAGCACCTGGATCAACGCTTGATCCAACAGTGTCTTCGCCTTCAATTTGTGATGCTGGAAGTCCTGGTACTGCACCGTTTCTTCCAGTTGCAGGTAAAGATCCTAGCAAATATCCAACATTATCATCTCCAGTAAATGCTACTAATACTTCAGTTCCTGGCGCAGGCGGAGGGAAATTTGCACCATATGACACTGTGGTATCTCTGCCGCTTATACTGCCACCAAATGGCGAAACTGATCTTACTTTTTGGAATTGGTGTCTTTGATCTCTAGTATCACGTTCACCAAAAGTCTGGTGTCCTATTAGCTCAACCCAAAGAGCCCCGCCAAAGTCAGGATCAGCAATATCAACAACTTTAGCCAAAAATACACCATTAGCCATAGTGAATCCAGCACGGTTACCACTTGCGTATATTGCTGGTATACCGGTTGATCCTTGGTTCATACCTGTAAATCTATTTGATTCTTTAGACATTTTGTTTCCTTAATTGTTATACATATCTACTAACCAAGACGGCGGCGAATGGTGTGCTGTACTTCCTGAGCCGCCCCAATAAGGACCAGCTGCTGGATTTGTTGCTGCAGATGAATACCCTGGTGTTCTTGAAATATCGTAATGGAATGATGTTCCGCTCATGTATATTGATGACCCGCTACCATATGCAGGATTAGCAATACCAACACTAGGTGTAAGGCCTGCACTTGTTGTCGCATCTAAGTATGCTTGTGTATAGTTTTGAATAATTGCAAGGTCAGCTGGATTTTCTACACTTAGAAGTCTACCATCTGAATATAGTGCAACATCTGCTGCACTGCCATTGTGTCTACCACTTGGGTTGCTACCGCCATCTCTAACCCCACTGGTTACAACTGCGGTTACTCCTGTTTCTGTTGCAGCTTGATCAAGTGCATCCATAAGTTCAGGTCTTAAACCATCGGTGTCGCCACTAACTGATCCACTATCATTGCCTCTTGCATTTGGATCAATTTCTGTTGAGTTATCTTCTGGTATTTCTTCACCAGTTGTATCATCAATACCATCACCATCATTGTCAGTGTATTGTTGTTGTAAATTCCTTCTACCAGGATTAGATATTTTACCACTTAGTAATTGTTCTATCATCATAGGAACATTAGTTGACACATCTCTAAAGCTAGTTAGTGTTTGTTTAAATTCACCCATGCTGTATGTTGATGTTACTGTTAATACACGGAACAAGGCAGTAATAGTAAAGTTTGTAAAACTCTGATCTATAAACCCATCTTCACCTTCATATGTTGGGAAACGAACATGTAAAAAGTATCCAACCCCACCTCGGCTATAGTTAGCTTGATTTGTATTTGATACACTAACTCCTTTGGGCCTTCCTAGCCAGTATGGATCACCACGTATGTCAATACGTTGGTTTACCATACTTTCCACAGCATTTAAATTTAGTTCAAGTGCGCCCAACATTGCAGTACCAACATTATCAGATAAATCAGCACCACTTGCTGCTAAACTATCTCTAACACTTCTGTAGTCAAAATTCATTGATCTTGCTATGCTATCTTGATATTGTGATCCTGCAAAAACATCACTTTGAGTAATGTACTGTTGTGCAGTTGGAGTTAAACTATTTCCTTGTGCATTGCGTGATTGTTCTGCTAATTCCTGTGTTGTATCAAATGCTGTTTCAGAATTATTAATTAGTTGTGTTGTAAGGCTTTGGCGCCTACTTAAAATAATATTTCTTTCTGACTCTAGACGTGTGATAATATCTAAGTCACCCATGTCACGTCTAGACAGCGCAGCTTCTCTTTCATTATCAATTTCACCAAGTCGACGATTTAGACTTCTGATTTGATCTTGCACTGCTCGAAATTCATTTCTTGCTCTAACTGCGTTAGCTTCTGTAGTAGTTAACCCGTCAAAATATCCGCCTGCTCCTTCAATTGCACCACCGTTGATTGGTTGTAATGAAAAGAACGTATTATTAAAAGTTAAATCCAAGTTTAAAACTTCAGTGTTTAATCCAGTGTATGTATAATCAAAACGCTTTTTTAAGAACCCATTTCTTAAAATATTATCAAGTCTAGTAGTTTGTAATGTTCTACTAGTGTTTAGTTCTGAGAAACTAATCGGATCATGTAATCCTTCAAACGCAATATATGGTTGTATATTATATGTTATTTGTTTTTGATATTGTCTTGACAGTGGATCAAATTCTTTGTATTCTACTTCAGTAGTAAATGAAAACCAATTTATCATTTCTGCAAGTCGAGTCGCATTGGCCGTTCCAGCATCTGGATTATCTTTTGCAAACTGCCCATTTGCTACTGGTATTTGTTTAAAGTTTCTAGTTTGTAGTACTGCGGCTGCTATACCAGCAGTAATAGCAGTACCAGCTTTAAAATTAAATGTTATTGTGCCGCCACTGGCAGACATACTAATATTTCTAGATTCTTGTATTTCACTTCCAATAATAGCATCAAAATCCCAACTTTCCCAAGTACTAGCTTCTCCCTCTGTACCAAAAACGTACAGTGTAGGGTACAACTTGCTCAGTGTTAATGCAGTTTGTTTTACAGCTTCATTATTGACTTTTTGTTCAAAGTCTGTTAAAAAAGCACCAAAATTAGATGCTGTTACAGTAATGTCAGATCTTAAATGATACTCAAGACGGTTAAATGCTTCTTGATGTGTTTCTGCAAAAGCAACTTGGTAAGTAGTAGCACTGTCACTGTGTCTAGTTTTAAAATCAGTAATGGTTGTCATATAATAGTATGGTCCTACAATTTCATTTACTGGAGTACCACTTTCGTCCCATCCACGGAAATTCAATTCTAACAAATATGCTGCCTCAGTATGATTCTCAATACCCAAATCTTGTGCTGCTAAAATTATTCTATTGAATAATGTAAATCCTTTTGCTTCTACTAATGTGATGTCAAATGTGTTTGCAACACTGCTTCTATTTTGATGAACAAAATTAAGGGTGTTTGATTGTATGACATGCTCGATACTAATTTCATTTTCAACACCACTTTCAGCAAGTGTAATGTATGTATTTCTGTTTAAGTTTTCTTCAAAATCCTGTGCAGTTTGTGGATTTACCATATGTATAGCCCAACTATACGTATAACTATCAAAACTGTTTAACACATTGTCTTCGTATAAACTTTGTCCACCACCAGTATTAAAATTCCCCTCATTGCCAGTTAATTCACTTGCATCCTCCGGACTGTTAACTAATGGTGTTGTGTCATCTGGTACAAAATCTTCACTGGGAATTATTGCTTCGCCATCCCAATTTAACAAATTACTCTGACGGTCAGCACGCCACTGTGCGATACCAAAAGCCCCTTGACCGCCGCCTGCTGAATTAAATGCAGCGGGATCTAAACCAATACCACTTTCTGCCATAAGGTTTCCTACAATACCAGAGGCTTGAGCAGGATTAAATCCTCGACTTATCAAATAATTGTATGATGACCTAACGTTAGAACTGATAGATCCTAGCGTTCCATTTTGTGCAGCATTGTACACTTGGTTTGTATAATTGATCCTACCATTGAGATTGCTACCGCCTGCTCGTTCAAATCTATTTTCAAATAAAGTTGCTGCACCTTCTACAGAAAGATTTCCACTGTTCCAACTGTTGTTAGTTATTAAACTACCACCATTTCCTGTTCCCATTTCGTGAACAAGAAAATCTAGTTGGGTTTCCAGTGATGGTGTTGTACTAGGAGGAGTTGGTGTTGACATTAACTAACTCCAGTTGCAGCTTGCTTGCTAGGAACAACAATAACCTTCCCCGCAACAAAATCATTTATAGGGTCAACAAGATCCTCTCTGTTATAGTGAACAAATATCCACCAGTACCTACTGTTGCCATACAAGTCATGTGCTAACAAGTCAGGGCGTCTGTTATACCTGTTTCCTATACGTATTTTTTTAGTTTCTTGTGAAAGTGTTTCCAGTGTCAGTTTTGGACTGTATACATCTAAATACTTTCTATTAAGTTTTGTTACTGAATAATTACTTGCATCACGATAGGTTGCCATTAAATAAATCCTCCGCCATATAAGCTACCACTAACAAACTGTGTTTTACTAAACTGTCTTTTTTGTTTTGCAGGATTAACTGTTACTAGTAAATCTAAAGCAATGGTTTGGAGGGCTGGCAATGCTATACCATTGTGTTCAACTAAGTCAGTATCACTTTGATAAGGAATACTTACGTTTCCAACCACAACTGGAACCATACTGAACTGATTTGTACCAAAACTGCTAAATCTCAACACTGGTGGCGGAGTGCCAGCAGTTGGTGTAGAACTTACATCACCTAATCCATAAAACATTTTAGTTACACTACGCAAAAAGTGTATAACACCTTGTGTATATGAGTGCTCTTCAGCAGTAACATTACTAAATTGCGCTGTTAATTGAAGTGTAGGACTAGGAGTATTCGCATATGCATAAGTTGTGTAGTTTGTGTGTGTTAAATTATAAGGAGTGTAGTTTACACTCTGGTTGTAAACAATATCAGGTTGATTAGGAAAAACAACACCACTTGTTCGTTGCAGAACAGCGGCGGGGCCTGCAAAATACAAACCACTTAGTGCTGTTAATCTAGCTCTATTGCTATCAGCTACCGCCATTTAGTTTATCCTTAACAAAATTATATACTTTAGGATTAAATGTCCCAAAGAAATCTGTAAATGCTTCTTGTTTGTCATTTTCAGAAACACCATCCATTCGCATTGTATTTCTAAATGTAGTAGCACTACGTCCATCATCTTTAACAGGCACAGTATAAATGTAGCCTGCTTCATCACTACTCACCAACTGTTCACCGTCGTTGTACATTCTAAGATACCCGCCTGTTTTAAGACGTCCTGCATCTTTTTCACTAAACACCAACAGTAATGCAGTGTTGTTTGGGTCTTTACCTGTTGCAGCTAGATCAGGCTGATACGGACTAGTTCTTATAATTTTATCTGCGGGTATGCCAAACATTTCTTTCATAAGTCCAGTTTTTTCTTCATAACTAAATGGATCTTTTTCAGGTGTCGCATTCTTGGCAATTGTAGTAGCGATAAATACGTTATCAGAGCCAAACTTACGAACAAGGTCCATGTAAACTTGAAAATGTCCACTGTGCATAGGCTGGAATCTGCCGCCGTAAAAAACTGCAATATCAGTTGCTTCTGCTTCAATTAGTTGCGAATATCTCATGGTAGGTCTCCTATATAACTATTTATTGTTTTATAAAGTACTAGTTTAACCAATTGACATTTTTTCTGAATGTGCTATACTATAAAGGATTTAAAGGATTTTTTAATGAGGAAACAAAACTATCTTAACAATAAAGACATGTTAAAAGAAATACACAAGAGCAAAATGACATATTGTTATTTGCTAGACGACGAATATGAACGTTTTGACATCATTGTAGACGACTATCAGGACATTTTTGATCCTAACGTTGTACAACAAGCTAGGGAAAACCGTGCACACCAATTAAGTAGTGAAGGTTATGAACGTGCATACAAAAAATGGCAAGAAGAAGGTCGGCGTGCTAAGGATAAACCAAAGCAAGCAGACACTCGTGTTAATCCAGAAGATGTAGACATTAATAGTTTAATTTATAGAGTAATGACATATGAACATGTTCCTGATGAACCCAAGAGAAAAACTAACCCTAAAAGCGAAGCTGACTTACATACAAAAACAAATTTCCCACCATTTAAGCACTATGCCACATCTAATGGAGAATTATGTGAAGTGGTTCGCAGTCATTGGGAAGGTGGTTTAGACAATGGTAAATTTAACACACAACATGGAACCACAACAAATGAACTTGCCAAGATGTACATAAAACTATGTGAGCGTTATAGTATGCGTAGCAACTGGCGTGGGTATACATATGTAGACGAAATGCGAAGTCATGCATTGTTACAACTAAGTCAAATTGGCTTAAAGTTTAACGAAGCAAAAAGCCAAAATCCATTTGCATACTATACTGCCGTTGTAACTAATAGTTTTACTAGGATACTAAACTTGGAAAAAAGGAATCAAAACATACGTGATGATTTACTACAAGAAAACGGATTCAATCCTAGTTTTAGCCGACAACTTGATCACGAAGCAGCTGAAAAAGCGAAGTGGGATGATCAAATGGAAAAAGAACGTAAAGAAGCAACGGGCACTAATTTCTAGTTGACTTATCAACAACTTAGTTATATTCTGGACTTATGACATTTTTTAATCGAGCGGCTTGTTTTACCGATATACACTTCGGGAACAAGAATAATAGTAGACAACACAACGATGATTGTGCTGAGTTTGTTGACTGGTTCATATCAAACAGCAAAGACTGTGAAACATGTATTTTTCTAGGCGACTGGCATCATCATAGAGCAGGTGTGAATGTAAGCACCCTTAATTACAGCGTAAACAATGTTCGCAAATTAAGTGAAAACTTTGAGCGTGTGTATATGATTATGGGCAACCATGATTTATACTATCGAGAAAAGCGTGATTTGAATAGTTTGCCTTATGCTGGATTATTTAATAATGTAGATCTTATCGAAGATATATTAGTACAAGATGATGTAGCACTTATTCCTTGGCTAGTTGGCGACGAGTGGAAGAAGATTTATAAAATTAAAGCCAAGTATATGTTTGGGCACTTTGAGTTACCACACTTTAAGATGAATGCAATGGTAGAAATGCCAGATCATGGCGGCTTAAATACAGAGCATCTATCAGGTCCTGAATATGTTTTCAGTGGACACTTCCACAAACGTCAGCACAAAGGCAATATTCATTACCTTGGTTCTCCATTTCCACACAATTATGCAGATGCATGGGACGACAACCGTGGCATGATGAAGTTAGAATGGGGCGGTAAGCCTGAGTATATGGATTTTGATGGTCCTAGATATAGGACTACACCACTTAGCCGTTTAATAGATGATGCTGATAATGTACTAAACAACAAAACATACTGTCGTGCTGTACTTGATGTTAACATTACCTATGAAGAAGCAAACTTTATTAAAGAGACATTTGCTAACCAATATAAGTTACGTGACATCACACTTATGCCAAGTAAAAAAGAAGAACATGCGCAAGATTGGCGCCAAGTAGACGATTTAGAAGTTAAAATGTGGACCAAATCGTGTATAATAGTCTTAACGCTGTCGACAGCGAAATGATAGACAAAAAAATGCTAGTGGATATCTATAACACCTTATGATCATTATTAAAGACATCACAATTAAAAACTTTATGAGTGTTGGCAACGTTACACAGGCCGTTCGGTTTAGTGATAACGGCCTTACCCTCGTACTAGGCAATAACATGGACCTAGGAGGTGACGGAAGTCGTAACGGTACCGGAAAAACAACAATTATCAATGCATTATCATACGCAATGTATGGAAATGCACTAACTAATATACGTAAAGACAACCTTATCAACAAAACAAATGGTAAAGGAATGTTGGTTACACTTGATTTTGAAAAGGATGGTGTACGATATCGTATTGAACGAGGACGTAGACCAAATATATTTAAATTTTATGTTGACAATATTAACACTGATGATGGCAATGAAGCGCAGGGCGAAAACCGCCAAACTCAAGAAGCAGTAGAAAAACTGTTTGGAATGTCGCATGACATGTTCAAACACATTGTCGCATTAAATACATATACAGAGCCATTTCTTAGTATGCGAGCTAACGATCAGCGAGCTATTATTGAACAACTACTAGGCATTACTATGCTTAGTGAAAAAGCAGAAGCTCTGAAAGAACAGCAAAGGCTGACTAAAGATGCAATTAAAGAAGAAGAGTATCGTATTAAAGCAGTTGAAGATTCAAATGCCACAATTGCGAAAAGTATCAGTGATCTTGAACGTAGACAGGCGATGTGGCAAAGCAAAAAACAAGAGTCACTGCAAGAATTAGAAAATGCAATAAACGTATTAGAAAAAATTGATATTGCGCAAGAACTGGCAAATCATAAACTGTTAGCAGATTACCTCGATAAGAAGTCACAAATAAGCACATTAGAGGCAGAAATTACAAAGCTAGATAATGCTATTAACAGAGAAAAGAAACGTCTAGAAAAAGCGCAGAAGGATTTGTTAGCAACCGAGCAACATGAATGTTATGCTTGTGGGCAGAAAATTCATGACAATAAGCATGAAGAAATACTCAAAGCAAAGCGGTTAGCAGTAGAAGAATCACAAGACCTAATTAATAACGATTTTACATTTAAAACTGAATATCAAAGTGCACTTGAACAGTTGGGTGAACTTGGAACAATGCCTGTAACACTATATAATACAGAACAGGAAGCATACCAACATCAAAGTCAAGTTGACAATTTACGCACAGAATATAATAACAAAGAAAATGAAAGTGACACTTATCAAGAACAAATTGACAGTTTAAAGGAAACTGCACTCCAAGAAGTTAGTTGGGAAACTATGAACGATCTAGTTAAGTTAAGGGAACATCAGGATTTCTTGTACAAACTATTAACAAACAAAGACTCGTTTATCCGTAAACGCATTATTGAGCAAAACTTGCAATACTTAAACAGCAGACTTGCTTACTATCTAACTAAACTAGGATTGCCACATGAAGTACAGTTTTTAAGTGACTTGAGTGTAGAAATTACAGAACTCGGTCGTGAACTAGATTTTGATAACTTGTCACGTGGTGAACGAAATCGACTTATTCTTGGTCTTAGCTGGAGTTTCAGAGACGTATTTGAAACTATGAATACACCACTTAACTTCTTAGCTATTGACGAACTTGTGGATAGCGGTATGGACACTAATGGTGTAGATGCTGCACTTAGCGTTCTTAAAAAGATTGAACGTGAACGTGGTAAAAACATTTTTCTTATCTCACACAGAGATGAATTGCAAGGTCGTGTTAATACTATCTTGCAAGTTACAAAAGAAAATGGGTTTACCACGTTTAGTACTGACACGGAGTTTGTAGATGATGCCGCTTAATATTGAAACAGGCAATTTTACTTGGCTACAAGAAAAAGTAAAAGGGCCAATGATACATGAAAGCCCTGATGGCGGTAAAACTATTCGAAGTCGGGTAGCAGCAGATCATCCTATATTCATTCTTACACGTGGATTGTTACCGATTGACATATGGTACAAAGTTTATGGAGGTGGTTATGAAACCTGAAGATTACATGGGTACAACAATTTCAACAATTAGTATTGATACAGATAGTACTTGGCATAGTACTGATGATCTCACAGTTACTATATCTGATTATGTAGACACAACACTAGATACACTAGATTTGTCGTCTATAACATCAACCATGAGCGGAATTACTTTAACTACTAGTAAAAAAAGAACAGATGTGAGAGATAACGGAAATATTCCGATTGACATCTGGGCTAAGTTGTATAACAATGGAGTTATAGAAGACGACGATGAAGAACTACCTTTTTGATTTAGACGGCACATTAACAGATGCTCGTCAATATATCGACACAGATTTTAAGCAATTTATGCATGATTTTGCCGGCAAAAACTCATGCTATATTTGCACTGGTAGTGACTATCCAAAAGTAGAAGAACAATTAGGCAAAGATTTAAGTGATAAATTTGTAGCTATATTTGCATGTAGTGGCAATCATCATTTTGTTAAAGGCACAGAAACATACAAATCAGACTGGCAAATAAACGAACAAGAAGAACAATACTTTATTAACGAACTTGAAAAACTTAATTATCCTCATAAAACTGGCAGACATATAGAAAAAAGAATAGGCACAGTAAACGTAAGTATCCCTGGCAGAAACGCAACAGTAGAAGACAGAAAAATCTTTATACCCTGGGACGAAAAACACAATGCGAGAAACACACTAGCAGCAAAAATTAACCAAAAGTTTTCAAGGTTAGATGCTGTTATTGGTGGAGAAACTGGTATTGATATTTTTGAAAAGGGCAAGGATAAGTCACAAGTATTAAATGGCATAGATAAAGAGCAAGACATTTACTTTTTTGGCGACAAATGCAATCCTGGTGGCAATGATTTTGCACTAGCGGTTGCAGTTAATAACTTAAATAATGGCACAGTATATCAAGTAAAAAATTGGCAACACACTTATGAAATTTTAAAAAGTAACTTTTAATACCATAATCAGTAGATTTATGAGGACATGTGATATATAGTAACGTATGCATTGGTCATACCAAGGAAAACTTGTAAAAGAAATTCCTGAAGGAATTGTTGGGTTTGTATACCTCATTACAAATCTGACTAATGGCAAAAAATATATTGGCAAAAAATTAGCACAATTTAAAAAAACTAGACCACCATTAAAAGGCAAAAAGCGTAAAAGGCGAAGTACTGTAGAAAGCGATTGGCGTACATATTGGGGCTCATCAGATAAACTACAAGCAGATGTAAATGAACTTGGCGAAGAAAACTTTACAAGAGAAATCTTATATTTTTGCACAAACCGAGGTCAATTGTCATACCTAGAGGCACAAGAACAGTTTGACAGAAAAGTTCTGTTAACTGATGAATATTACAATGGCATAATAAACGTCCGAGTGGGCGGATCTAAGGCACTTACTGAATCTCTCCAAAATAATTTAGACATACCCCCTCTATAAAAGCATTGAGGAGGCGACACGCTGTGTTTAGCCAACGGATCTTGCTGGGGGAAACAAACCAAAAGAGTGGGCTCTCCTGAGCTATTGGAACCCACGAGTATTGCTGAGTTAGTAGCCGTTATTGCAACTCAGTAGCTTGCGTTGAAAGCAGCGTTTAAAGGGGTACAGCACAACCGCCTCTACCTGAAAAGGTTTCGCTATAACGGTGCACACGGTGACGGGTAATGACGTCTTTGTCGTGCTTGGCCTGAATCAGGCTAAGTGCGACTTTAGTTCATGGTAATAACTAGATTATAGAAGAAAAAAATTCAACCGAACGATAGTGAGGTTGATGATGAACGTAGTTCATCAGATACATGATAATTAAAATGTTTTCTTACCTTTAGCTTGATCTAACATCTGTTTCTCCTTTTCCTGTTTCTCTTTAAATGAGTCTAGTATCTCTTGTATCTGATATAAAGGCAATTGGTAGAGCTCTTTAATAGTAAAACTTCCTTGACTGTATATAACAATTTCATAGACCTGTTTTCGCAGGTTCTTTAATGTATCGTTCATATCCTTTACAATTTTTTCAGGATCTTTTGATACTACGAGTTGTTTATGAAAAAAAAAGTTGGGTTTAACTCCACTGGTGTGGAAAAACTATGATTACATTCTTCGTTACTACAAACAAATGTAAAGTCGTTGTTTATGCCATTTTTATTGATGTCAGAATTTGACTTTTGTAGTTGACGTATTGTTGTGCTATCACTATTTGCTAACCATTCAAGTATTTCGTTTATGTCAGTAATTAAATCGCCATTAGGTGTTGTGATACTTTCAATAGTGTCAGCCAGTATAACCATATTAGCTGCGGTTGATTTTTCTAAGCTACTTTTGAATAGTTCATGTAGTTGTGCTTGGTCGTCAACGCCTTCCATCTTTCGCATAACTCTTGCATTTTCAGTTATTTTAATCTGATTGCTTGCTACTGATTTCAAGGTGTTTGGTTTAAACACAATACGCAAGCCATTTTTAAGTTCAGTTTCGATTGACTCAATTGTTTTAACTTTACTTAGGATGTCAACGATTTTAATTTCATAGCTTTCAGTATTACTACAATTAGGACATGTTGCGTCAACTGGAATATTACCATCATTGGCACTAATACGACTAGCAAGTAAAACAACATCTACATCAGGCATACATATTTCATATGGATCTGACATATCTGGCAGAATACTTTTTAGAATTTCAAACAGACTTTCACCATTGTAAACACTGTCTGGTACTTGTAACAACATTTCATCCTTAAAGCTAAGTGGCATAACGCCAATTTCGCCTTGATCTGTTAATTGTGGTTTATTTTTGTACCATTTTCCTTGTGTAGGAAGTTTTACATATATCTCTTTTGTTCTGTAATAGTCAGATAATACACTGGGCATTTTTCACCTATAAATACTTATATACGTTTATTTATCTTTATAAAGTGAGTAGTTAATGGCAGTAATAAACATACCATATGGTGGTCAGTGGAAGGGAATAGAAGTCCCAGATTTTGCTATGGAAGCAACACAATCTGATATTCTGTCTCAAGTTCAAAGACAAAATGATACATTACAAGCAATTGCCAGTAGAATGGGCGTTGAGGCTGCAGCTACACAACAACAAACTAAAGAAATTACACAAACATTAAAGCAAACATCAGACAATAACAACGATTCTAATCGTAAAGCAATGCAAGATTTGGCAGCTGGTCTTCAAAAACCACTAACACAAGCAATGAGCCTGTCAGGCAAAGAAAAGTTTAGCGATTTAATTGGTCGTGGCGGCATTATGGGAACACTTGGGCTTACTACTATAGGTGCTCAATTAGGAACACTTGTTGGTATACTTGAAGAATTTGGATCAAGTTTAAGTGCTTTAAGGAGAACTGGTGCTGGTCTAGGAATGGACTTTGTTGAGCTCAGAACACAAGCTGCTACTGTTGGCTTGGGAATGGAAACACTTGCAAAAGTTGTTACTGAAAATGGTCCTGCTATTAGGATGTTGGGCGACAACATGGTTGATAGTACCAACAACTTTGTGCAATTCCAAAGGGAAATGCAAGACGCAACTAGAAATGCTGGTTATTTTGGAATGAGTGCAAATGAAATGGCAGCGTTCTTAGTAGACGAGCTTGAATTGAGACGTATGGAAAGTGGTGAAAGGTTAACAGAAGCAAATGCTCGTGCAGAAGTAATTGAAAGTTTGCAAGAAAACCTTAGACTAAACGAAATTGCCGCAAGTATAACTGGTGAAGACATTCAAGATAGAATAAGATTGAGAAATGAATTTAGACGACAAGCAGTAGTAGCAGTAGCAGCAAGAAATCTAAATGAAGACCAACTGCAAGCACAAAACAAATTGATTGAAGGATTTAATCAACTTGGCCCAACAGTAGGACCAGTACTTAGTGCAGCATTAACTAATATGGTTGCTGGATTAGCACCTGACATGGGGAATGAAGACTTTACACAGTTGGCTGCTGGTCTTGCAGCTAGAGGAGTTGACATTAGGTCGTTCTTGGAAGAAGGTGTTGCAAATGTTCAAGCTGGAATGGATCCAACACAGATAGAAGCAAATGCTATAGCACTTGCTGGACAAATTAGAAATATTGAGTTTAGTGCTAGTGATTTAGCACAAGCACAAGCTGGTGTTCCAAGTGCAATGTTAGCAATACAAGCAAGTGCTGAGGTATTTTCAGATGGAACAGACGATGTTGCAACAGCATTGGACCGTTTAGAAACAGGATTGCTTAACTTTGCTGAGGCATTGGAAAATGGTGATCTTTCAGCTTCTGCTATTCAACTAGATAGTAATATCATTGGAGAACAGGTAAGAGCTGGGATTATGGATGGTTTCCTAAATGCATTTAATGTTGACGATGTTACCAACAGCGGACTTGGTAGACTAATGGAAGGAATGATGGATGCTACTGCACCAGACGGTGCATTTACTAGTTTTATGAATGCCATGATTCAAGGCACCACATTACTATCTGGTGCACAATTTATTGGCGGCATAGCAGGCTTAGGAAATAACGATACTCTAGATCATATTATTAATGCACTTGGTCCAGCTGCAATGGCCCTCTTTAGTGGCGGTGCTGGGTTATTTAATAGCGCAAGGGGCGGTGATGTAACAGCCAGACAAAGTATTAGAGATCAAATGAATCCTAATAGTTCTAGTTTCATGGGTAGTCAAAGTTTCTCACAACTATTACCAATGTTAGCTGGTGCTGGGTTAGGTGCTGCAGCAATGGCAACAGTTGATTCAACTTCATTAGCAGAAGCATTGCGTGAAACATTTACAGACGCTGACCCAATGCCAGTTAGAATTGTAAGTTCTGCTATACCATTTGGTCCAAACAACAACTAAAAAATAAGATAAATACACTTATTAAAAGGAAAGAATAAACATATGTCTTGGAAAAAACACTTTACAGTATATCAAGGACAGGATGCAAATGCATCAAGACCGAGTACTGCAAGCCGCTTTCAAAGTTGGCTACCTGAAGTATATAGTGGACAACCCAATCGTGTTGAGCGTTATGCGCAGTATGACCAAATGGACATGGACAGTGAAATCAATGCTGCCCTTGACATTATTGCTGAATTTAGTACACAAGTTGACGAAACAACAAGTTTACCGTTTAATTTAAATTATTCAGGTGATGTTACTGAAAGCGAAGCAAAAATTCTAGAGCAAACTTTACGTCAATGGTGTAATTTGCAAGACTGGGATAAACGCATTTTTAAAACATTTAGAAATGCAATCAAGTATGGAGATCAGTTTTTTATTCGTGATCCTGAAACTTGGGAATTATTTTATGCTAATCCAGTTGATGTTACTAAAGTTATTATTAACGAAGCTGCAGGAAAAGAACCAGAACAATATGTATTTAAAAATTTAGATTTAAATATGCAAAATAAAACCGTAAGTGAACCTATTAGACATAGCGAGACTTACAGTAGTGTTAATAGTATGATGCGTGGTCAATCCACTGGTCAAACTGCGTTTGGAAACAACAGTGCAGTTCATAACACTATGGGAAACATACATGAATACAATGTTGATGCTGAACATGTTTTACATGCTGCACTTACAGAAGGTATGGACAGTAATTTCCCATTTGGTGCTAGTATTTTAGATCCAATCTTTAAAACTTACAAACAAAAAGAACTACTAGAAGATTCTATTATCATTTACCGTGTGCAACGTGCACCAGAGCGCAGAGTATTCTACGTTGATGTAGGCAATATGCCAGCTAACAAAGCTATGGGGTTTGTTGAGCGTGTTAAAAATGAAATTCACCAAAAGCGTATTCCAAGTAAAACTGGTGGCGGCAATAGTATTATGGATGCTGCATATAATCCTCTATCAATTATGGAAGATTATTTTTTTGCACAAACTGCTGAAGGCAGAGGTTCAAAAGTTGAAGTTCTACCAGGCGGTGAGAACTTAGGTCAGATTGATGACTTGCGTTACTTTACAAATAAAATGCTAAGAGCATTACGAGTACCTAGCAGTTATCTACCAACTGGTCCAGATGATGGAACAGCAACCTATGTTGATGGTAGAGTAGGTACAGCGTTTATTCAAGAATATAGATTTAATCAGTATTGTCAACGTCTACAAAATATTCTTG